CGTGCTATGCCTAATCTTATGGCATATGACGTTTGTGGTGTACAACCAATGTCTGGCCCAACTGGTCTCATCTTCGCGATGAAGGCACGTTATGGTGCAGGTGCAACTTCTACTCGTGAAGCATTGTTCAACGAAGCAGAGACTCAATTCTCTGGTGATCGTTCAACTAATCACGATTCAGACAACGCTTCTGGTTTCAACGGTATTACCGATGACTCTGCAACTGGTGTTCGTACTGTCGATAGTTCTGTAGACGATTCTCGTCTAACTAGCACTTTCGGTTCTGGTATGTCTACTGCCGCGGCTGAAGCATTGGGTGACGGTGTTGGCGCACCATTCGCTGAGATGGGATTCACCATCGAAAAAGCAACTGTGACTGCTAAGTCTCGTGCATTGAAAGCAGAATACTCGCTTGAACTTGCTCAAGATCTTAAAGCAATCCACGGTTTGGACGCTGAAACTGAACTTGCTAACATTCTTAGCACAGAGATCCTTGCGGAAATTAACCGTGAAGTTATCCGTACTATCAACAGTCAAGCAAAAACTGGTGCTTTACAATCTAACGTTGCTACTCGTGGTATCTTCAATCTCAGCACTGATGCTGATGGTCGTTGGTCTGCTGAGAAGTTCAAAGGTTTAGTTGTACAGATTGATCGTGAATGTAACGTGATCGCTAAAGAAACTCGTCGTGGTAAAGGTAACGTAGTAATCTGTTCTTCAGATGTTGCTACTGCTCTTTCTGCTTCTGGTATGCTTGATTACAGTCCCGGTCTTGCTACTACTTTGCAAGTAGATGATACTGGTAACACCTTTGCAGGTACTTTGAATGGTCGCATTAAAGTGTATATAGATCCATACGCCACTGCTGATTATATCACAGTTGGTTATAAAGGAACTAACGCTTATGACGCAGGTGTATTCTACTGCCCATATGTGCCTTTACAAATGGTTAAAGCAGTTGGTGAAGATAACTTCCAACCGAAAATTGGTTTCAAGACTCGGTACGGAATGGCATCTAACCCATATGTTGGAGCAACTCCTTCAAACAATGAACTTGCCGCTGTTAAGACCAACCAATACTACAGAATCTTCCGCGTAGACAACATCCTCGCCTAAGTAGTAGTATAAAAATAAGAGTAGGGTTAACCTACCTTCTTTCAGGGACTCTTCGGAGTCCCTTTTTTTATGTGCATAAATACAGACAAGGAAGATGTTCTGCGTATCAAGTGGTACGCACCGCAGTAGTGTACAAGGAACCCACCGTCGGAAATACAGGATAGGAGATTACTATGCGTGTATTAGCAATTGCGTTCGCATTGGTTCTGTCTGCTTGTTCAACTGTCGATGCAACTATCGATGGTACTGGTGGTATTATTAAAGGTGTCGGTTCAGATGTCTTTGGTGTAACCACAGGTTTATTGGACGTAACATCTAACTTGATTAAAGATGTTGCTACCAAGACTGGCACAGACGCAACCGCACCAACCGAAGAAGAATAGGAGTACGCTGGCCAAGGATGGCACTATTACTTGTATAAATAGAACTATACAACACAGAGGTCAACATGGCATTAACAGAGAATAAAAACTACCTACAACCCACAGGGTTTAGGTTAATCATAGCAGGTGAAGAGTACAAGAACCTAGAGTACTTTATACAGTCTGTTATCCATCCCGGTTCTAGCGTTACTCCATTGGAGATGCCAGTTGCGCGAATCACGTCTGTCCCTTTGGCAGGTGATAAGATCCAATATGGTGAGTTACAAGTAGAGGTAATATGCGATGAAGACATGACTGCATACAAAGAGATGCAGGGTTGGTTGGAACGTATTGTTACGGACGGACAGGTTGATGGTAACGAAGGTGGGAAGGTTAATACCTACTCTGACATTACTCTTGTTATACTAACAAGTCATAACAATAAGAACGTGACCTTTAAGTACAATGATTGCTTGCCTACTAACGTGGGTCAGATCTCAATGAACTCTAATGTCGCAGACGTAATTTATCCTACATTCAATGTATCATTTCGGTTCAGTTCTTTCGAGTTAAAGTAAATGCAGAAAGTCTATATTATGAATGAGAGGTTACTCTCTATCCTTGATAGATGGGTACTGTTCGTTGACAAGTATGATGTTATGTCTAACAACACAATGTTAGATGGTAAAGACAGAGATCACTATGTTAGCAATGAGTACTTGGAATCAATACAAGCAGATCATATAGGTCATCCTGAGACCGCAAGATCATATTGTATCAAACCTCCTCACTACAAGGGGGTTGACAAGAACTACCAACTAGAGTATAATATACTCGACTCAGAGATGAGAACAGAGTTGGGTGTCAGACAATCAGCACTATCACAGTTGTACCCCGAAGATGGATTCATTGCTTGGCATTCTAATGCCGATGCATCATCATTCAATCTTATATTCACATGGAGTGAGAAGGGAGACGGTTACTTCAAGTACGTTGATCCTATCACAAAGAACCATACATGGATGGTAGACAAGAAGGGTTGGCAGTGCAAGGCAGGTTACTTTGGTTCTAATGATGAACCAGATAAGGTAGTGTACCATTGTGCCGCAACCAACTGTAAGAGAATCACATTGAGTTACACGTTAGGTTTCGATGAGTCCTATTGGAAGGACGCTATTGAACATATAAATACAAAGGTATGATAGAGTATCATGGGGCGTGATGCTTAATATAGACCACCCACTAAAGTCGGTTATAGTCTATCATACACTATTATAATTAGAGAGAGAATATTATGTTGTTAGACCTTGAAAGTATTATGGAAGAGTGGAAGAAGGATGCAGAGATCCCTACACACAAATTAGATGATACATCTAGACAGACCCCATCCTTACACGCAAAGTATTTGCAGTACCTATCCTTGACTAAGTTGCAGTTGAAACGCACAGAGCATTCACAGGCAATCTTGTTGAAGGACAAGTGGGCGTATTACAATGGCAAGATGTCTCGCGAAGAGATAGAAGCAACTGGATGGAACCCAGATCCGTTTAACGGACTGAAGATCTTGAAGGGCGAGTTAGAATACTATTACAATGCTGATCCAGAACTTCAAAGAAGCGAAGAGAAGATCGCATACCTTAACACTATTATAAGTACACTTACAGAGATTGTTGATAGTTTGAAGTGGAGACACCAAACGATTGGCAATATTATTAAGTGGCGAGCATTTGAAGCAGGTGGTTAATGGAAGATAATACTATACGCGTAGGTATGATGTCACACTCATACATAGCGATAGATGCTAATGCGGCACAGGATCAGGAACTCCGTGAGTTCTTTGCATTCTTTGCTCCCGGTTACCAGTATATGCCAGCCTATAAAAGGAAGGTGTGGGATGGTCGGGTGAAGTTGTACAACCAAGTGACCAAGCAAATGAACGTTGGTCTCTATCATCACTTACGAAAGTTCTGTGCTGATCGGTTCTATCCCTTACAGATCATTGAGCATGAAGAGTATGGTATTCCGTCTGCCAAGGATGAGGTTGATCATCCGTCACTGATTAAGACTATGAGTTCATGGCAGATGCCGTTCGAAGCATATGATTATCAGTACAAAGCAATCAGTCATGGTATCGAAAGTATGAGGTGTTTGCTACTCTCTCCAACTGGGTCAGGGAAGAGTTTCATTATATACAATTTGATGCGGTTTGTCAAGGAAAATAAAGATGTATCTAAAACTTTAATCATTGTGCCTACCACAAGTCTGGTAGAACAGATGTACAAAGACTTTGCCGACTATGGGTATGACGTGGATGAGAACGTCCATATGATCTACTCAGGTAAAGATAAGGTGACGGACAAACCTGTCATCATATCTACATGGCAGTCGATCTATAAGTTTGGTGTGGAATGGTTTGAGCAGTTCGATGCAGTGTTTGGTGATGAGGTACACCTGTTTAAGGCAAAGTCTCTATCTACTATGATGGACAAGTGTATCAATGCAAGGTATAGATTCGGTACTACAGGAACTTTGGATGGTACTGAGACGAA